TAACCAAGTAAAATCCACAGATCCTGAAAGCCTTCTTATTTATGAGGGAGATTGGGATGGGGACTTTAACACAGAGTTGCAATGGACTGATAATCCTGCGTGGATTTTATATGATCTTCTCACTAATCAAAGATATGGAATGGGAAGTCATATTGATGTAAACAGTATAAATAAATGGCAACTATATAAAATAGGAAGGTTCTGTGACGCTGTAGACGATAACGGCTATTTTGAAGGAGTTACTGATGGGCGTGGAGGAAGAGAGCCAAGGTTTTCTTGTAATGTTGTTTTCGATAAAGGTCAAAAAATTTATGACGCTATCAATACTATTGCGGGGATATTCAGGGGGAGAGTATTCTTTGGAAATTCTGAAATAAATTTTCTAGACGATAGACCCAGAGGACCAGTAAATCTTTTTACTAATGAGTCAGTCAAAGATGGTCTCTTCTTCTATTCTAATAACCGAAGAGATGAGCAATATAATACTATAGAGGTTGGGTTTAAGGATCGGTTTGATAACTTCGCCCCCAAGATAGAAGTTATAGAGAACGAAGAAGATATAAAAGAAAGGGGCATCTTCAAGAAAAAGATAGAAGGCATAGGAATTACTTCTAGAGCAATGGCTAGAAGGGCTGGTCAGCATCAAATTTTTTCTTCTATTGATGAAAACCAAACCGTGGCATTCACTGCTGGTCTCGAAAGTATTCTTTGTCAACCTGGGGATTTAGTTATCATTGAAGACGAGTTAAAAACAAACAAAGCTAACTTTGGTAAAATTCTTGCAGTAGATATAGCTAACGAAACTATTAGGTTGTCTAACTCTTTTGTGGCCGATGATATGGGAGGATCTTTAACTGTTTATAATCCTACAGGAAGAGACACCATAGAAGATATAAATCAGATCAGTCAAACTAACAGAACTCGTTACGAAAAATTTACTATAACAGGAGATGTTAGCGACTCTTGGGCGGGTTATACAGGAGAATATGGATTTTCAGGATATACGCTAGGATACTCAGGTGCAGTTAATTCTAATGGAGAGACAAGATTTCAAGAATATGGTCTTTATACGGGCTTGACTACAGGGTTAGGTTCTGCCCAAAGACAAACTGAAATTTATTTTGAAACTGGGGTAACAGGATGGGTCTTTGCATCAGGAACTGGGGCAGGTAATCTTGGAGCTTTTGATTTAGCTTCAGGAGATTTTATTTCTGAACTAACGGGGGATCAAAGTCTTAACGCTTTTGGAACAGGTAAAATAACCGTTTTAGATATGAATACCGCAGACAAACGTAGCTCTGTTGGTGCTCATTTAGTCGCTTTTTCAGGATTCGATTACGAAAGTTTTGTCGGGCCTTACGAGGGAGTAATGAATAGCGAAATCTCTGGTTCATCACCCGATCAAATTACAGTTTTATCGGTAACGGGAGTGGTTACTAATCAAACTTATGGAAGTTTGGTTTCTGGGATAGATAAACCCGATCTTCTTCCTTTTGTAAAGTTAGGTAGTCCCGCTAAATTTGAAATCAAGGATGCTAGTCCTTTTATTTATAAGGTTATATCCATGAAAGAGCAAAACCCTAATGAATATTTAGTGACCGCCACTAAATACAATACGGGTAAATTTAATTTAATTGAAAAAAATATCAGCATCGAGGACAAAAAAGACACTTATAGCTACCAAGTTGCTCAAGAAATAAATGGCATTACCTATTCCACATTAAGCGCTCCTTCCATCGAGGTGCTGACAACAGGAGTTCCTGATGTAGCCAGCGAAACATTTAATATCACTGGCATGTGGTCAGCAATTGATAACAGCACGGGATATAATGTAATTTTAACTTATCCAAATGGAGAGACAGAAGAATACACAAATGATGAAACCTTAACTGGGCATTCATTTACGGGATTAGCACAGATAGGTGTATTTAATTTTAGTGTTAACGCCCTTGGAAACAAGGGAGGCGTTGCTAACGTAAACGCTTATTTTGATTCTGATTATGCGAGTTCGGGATTGTTTATCGTTTATGATGAATTATTCACCTTTAGTAGATCCTTCCTTGATAAAATAACTTTAATAGATCCAACTACCGCCCAAGGAGGAATATTTGGATTAGAATAATAATATGGCTCTTTCTGATTATTCACTAAAAAAACTTAAAGAGGAAAAAGCCGAGGGGTTTTTGACTTATGGAAGTGGGGCGCAACTTCTTGGTTCGGGAGCATCGGGCGCAGGGGCGTATCGAAATGCCATGGCTGTAGCCAGTGGATGGCATGGTGTAGAATTTTTACAAGTCGTGGGGGTTGGATCAAGCTCGCTACCCGATCCATTAGTTCCTTCTGCTAGTTATGGTGTGGCATCAGGATACGTTGTAGGAGGAAGCACCCCCATAGGAGATGTCAGGGGGGGAGGGGTGGAATACATCCAATCAAATTCTTTTGCAGTGGGTGGCACTGATCCTTTTGTTATACCAAGGGGAACCGAAATAGTAACAGCGTTATATGCTCAATATGAGGGAGTGGCAGGAGCGAGCACAGATCAATTCTATACTGGAAAAATAGGTGTCGGCACAACTGCGGGAGATGTTACTACTTATGGTCACTATGAGCTTACTGGAACCACGCCCGAATTACACGAATTCGAAGCTGTTTATCCTATAGATACTGGGTCGTTAGCCAGCGTAACAATAGGAAGTGGTGTTTATTTAACTCCCGAAGTTACTGTGGAGCGTGAGGTGACGGACCCTATGGGGGATCAACTGATAACTTCCGCTGATATTAAAGCTAGCGCCTTGGTTAGTGGTGTCCAAACCAGCATTTTAAATGCAGACGGCACTTTAAAGTTTCATAATTATAGAGAAAACGAAGGCTCTTCTTTTACTTTTACCCGAAGGGACAATACAGATGTCTTCGGAACTTATACTAACAACTTTGGTATAAGGACTGATGTGGTTAGTTACAATGGGGACATCCATCGAAGCGATTATTTTGTTTATACTAATTTTTTAAAAGTAAATGATGTAAGAATACAGGATGCTAGTGGAGTAAAATTAAACCAAACAACCGAAAACTGGACTCCACCCCCAACAGGAGCTATAGGGAGCAGAGAGGACGCTATAAAAGCGATTAGTGGTTTTAACCAGCAACCTGTTTATGATTCAAATGGGACTCCACTAAGCGGAGCTACGGGATATATAGAATTTCAATTCGACTTTGAAAACGATCCCACTTATACAACTTATGGAGATTTAACTCTTTTTGGGGCAGATACCCCAAACTTTGCAACTAATGAAGCAAGTCTAGTGGGGACTTTCCCTCTAGATCAAACACAAAAGGGACAAACCATTAGGGTTTACGAGGGGGACGGAATACCCACAGATACTGGTCGTTACTACCAAATGGCCTTTGATAGCCCTGCGGGGTTTTTGCCAATTTTCTTTGGAGTAGGGCCAGTGGAGTTAGCTCAAGTTCCTCCAGTTAATATGGGTTTTATGCCCAATAAGGGCAATGCGAAATTGGAGGGAGATATCGTAATTGAAGCAGGGGAGAATGGTGAAGGGGGGTATGTAACTGCTGATTGTCTTGAAATTGGCCCAGCAGATTACACTTACCCATACGCCATAAAAACTCATGAGGGGCATGTAGGTATTGGAACTTCAACAGCACTTCAGGCGGGAGCAAAATTAAGTGTTAACGGAAGGGCGATTGGAATTGGAGATGGTGGTAGATTGACTGGCCCTAGTGATTTGCCTTATTTGCTTTCTGGAGATGCAGCGGGAACAGAATCTGATACTTTCCAAACAGTCGCTGATAGAGGCAATACAACCACAACTGATATTGGTATAGGACTATCATCTACTCCTAATGCTCAACTTCATGTTAGTGCCTCTGCGGGTGCTCCTACTTTTAGGTTATCAAGAGCGGCAACAGCCCAAATCTGGGAGCAAACAATAGACTCCTCCAACCGCTGGCATTTACGAGAAGCCGCTTCAGAAGGTGGCACTCAGTATACCAGACTCCAAATAGATGACGCTGGAGAAACTTTAATTGCCCCTAATGGGGGTAATGTAGGTATAGGATTTAGCACTACCCCAAACAATCAATTAGATGTGGCGGGTGGAGTAGGAATAGGGAGCACTTACGCAGGGGCTACCTCGGCCCCATCTAACGGTTTATTGGTAGAGGGAAACGTAGGAATAGGAATCACAGAAGTTACTGCTCAAAAACTTTATGTTAAAGGAAATTCTGTAGAAGTAGAGTTAGCTACTAGTGATGGATATTCAATTAAATCTCCCCAAAAAGCTATAATAGCGGGAGTAGGAATCGGAACCATTTCTTCAACAGGATCAATGATCGCTGGGGGATCAGGTCACCACATCAGTGGAGATTATGATACTATTGCTGGAGGAACACTCAATAACATATCAGGAGGTGACTTTAACTTTATCGGGGGTGGTTCGCAAATTGACCTTACTGGTAGTCAATATTCTTCAAGCATTGGAGGAAGAAATAATGATATTTTAGATTCTAACTATGCCGTAATTGGAGGAGGTCTAAACAATAAAATAAAAAACGCCACAGTTGGTTTTATCGGAGGTGGTGATACCAACCAAATACACGCTGGAGTTTCGGCTATAGGTGGCGGCACATCAAATATAATTTCAGGAGGGAATGGTTATGCTTTTATCGGAGGAGGAGAGGAGAACGAGGTGCATGGAACGTTTAGTTCTGTATTAGGGGGAGAGGGAAATAAAGTTTACGGAAATGATGCCGTTACTCTTGGTGGATGGTTTACTGAATCAACGGGAAAATTTGCGCTTGTTGGCCCAGGAAGAGCTTCAAAGGTAAGCGGAGACTATGCTGTTGGTTTAGGAAATAAAGTAGAGATACCAATAGCTCACACTGGAGCGACAGTTTTAGCAGACGGGCAAGATAGAATACATGCCTCTAGCGGAATGCACACTGCTACTTTAGATTTCGCTAGTGGTGTTTATGTTCCTACGATTGGATATTTTGGAGAAGGACTGCATGTCAGTGGTGTTCCAGTTTTAACTGGTGAGAATAACCCAGCAGAAGCTGATACTTTACAAACAGTTACAGCTAGAGGCAACACCACTACGACTTCTATAAATTCTACTGGCCCACATATCTCTGGTGTTACTGGTTTATTTTCAAATCAAGTCGGGATAGGAACAGATATTCCAGAAACAACACTTGAACTGGCGACTACTATGTCGTCATCACCTACTACTCAACTGTATCTAGATGTAGATGGAAGTAATAGTGTCGGGGGTGGAGGAGAGTTAATATTTAGCACTTCCGCTAGTGCTGGAGCTAAAGATGCTTTTAATGCAATAGTAAGAGGAGAAAGAAGTTCATTAAATGACGGCTCTTCTGATTTAACATTTTTAACAACCCACGTTCCGACATCTGCAACTGCTGCTGCTAGGATGACCATAAAAGATGATGGTCTTGTAGGAATAGGGACAACAGATCCAGATGAAAAACTTGAAGTTTATTCAGGACATCTAAAAGTCCAATCCTCCCCAGTTGGTGGTATAACTCCTCCATCTTTAAAAATAGGACAAGTTAATAATGCTTATCAAGCAGGATTAATATCTAGCACCCACGTAACCCTTAAATCAACTAACGGGGCTGGAAACATCTACTTCCAACCTGGAAATACCTACCGTGGTATTGTGCAGAATGATGGCAAAATGGGGG